GCTTGTTGCACCATTTTTTGGCGTGCTGCATCTTGTTTAATATTAGCTTTTTCTTGGTCACTTAGTAGATCAGATTCCAGCATGGATGCGCTGGATACCCCAGAAACACCTAGTCTAGCTTTTGCTACTTCTTTGGAAGCAACCCTATTTTGGGCTAGAGTTGCTTCGTCTACTTTACCAGCATTTTTCTGAAGAACGTTAGCTTCTGCTTGTAGTGCATTAGCTAATCGCATCTCATTTACAAGTTGAGTTTGAGTATCTAGCATTTGCTCAGATATTTGAATATCTGCTAAACGTGCTTGTATTTCTTGTTGTGCGTATGCTGCTTCTGCTTGTAGTTTTTGTGGGCCGGTTAAATTTGAGGTTAGTACTTTACCAATTGTTATTGATGCAGTAGTTTGTGCTTCTCGTACTGCCTTACCAATAAATGTCATTCCACGATCAAAAAGGCTCTTAGCTGCAGCTTCAACTAACTTTAAACTCTTGTCTACAGCATCTCGTGGTGCGGCAGCAAGAGCCCGTTGAATTTCACGAACATCGCTATTGGCTATGTAGGCTTGCTGTCTTGGGCCCTGTCCCGCAGCTAAATCTACGGTAGATGTTCCACGCATTGCTGACGGCGCTCCAGGTGTTTCTGTGAAATCAGCACCACGAGTACCAGCAGCAGTATTTGCAGAGCCAAGCTTCTTTTGATAAGTTACCAAGGCCGCATTTAGGCCGTCTATTACGGCCTTTTGTTTGCCAAACTCTGAACTAATTTTTCCAAATTCACTAACAAATTCTGGGCCAAACATTGCTGCTTTTTCCATATTTGTTGATAGCTCCTCTAGTGCTTGGGCTACTCTTTGTGGGCCTTGTGCTATCAAAGCGTTTAAACTACTGCTAACAGCCACTAAGCTCTCGCCGTACTTAAATGCTGGGCTATTATCTAGGAAAGTATTACTTAATGTTTTCTGTGCTTTTACAGCCTCATCTGTTTTGTCTTTAAAACTTTGTAAAGCAGAACCCGCGTTTCCTAATGCTCTATTAGAAGTATTCTGTATAGCTACTAATGCGTTTTGTTGTTCTTTGCTTAAATTTTTGAATGCAAGCGCTACTTTGTCTACATTCTCTATGTCATCAACTTGAAGTATCTTTTGTACTTCAGTTTTATATTCATCAGCTAAGCCTTCTCGTTTTAATAAGTCTAAGCTTGATTGTATCTGCAAGGCCACATTTTTTGCCAGCTTTGATGCTCTATCACGTCCTACTATTGAAAATACATTATCCCAGAAAGTATCCCAGCTACCTGCTGATTTATCCGCTTCACGTGAAAGTTTAATAACGTCAGATAAACTACCAGACAGTTCGTTTAGTGCGTTTGAAAATGCAACAGTATTAGCAATTGTAGCAGTACCAAAACCATCAATATTTGAAGCAGCAGTTATAGTGCGCGCTACGTTAGCAATTGATTCTTCAGCAGTAGTTAGACTACTATTAAATTTTTCAACTTGTTTAGTATTTTTACTAAACCAGCTGTCCAGTGCCATAAAACCAGCAACAGCCAAACCTATAACCTGACCAACCTGTCCTAAGCTACCTACTATACCCATAATGCGAGTACCAACAGCAGCTAATCCACCTTGAGCTCTTGTACTAAATGCTGCAAAACCGCTAATACCTTTTTCTGCAATTTCAGTATTTAGGAGTGCCCATGCTCCGCGAACACCAGCAATTTGTGCATTTTGTGCAGCATTTGAAATAGCCGTAGACTTATCTACATTAGCACGTAGTTTATTATATTTTTGAAGCGCAATAGTTTCCGCATCCCAGCGACCTGGTTCTATATCAGCCACAGCTTGGGCCCCCTCTCGCCCTGCTTCTAGCGCTTGTTTCTTTTGATATAGCTCTATAGCTTTATTGATGTAAGCAACCTCTTGTTTGGCCGCCTCAATTTGAGCTTCACTAGCCTTTTTTGAGCCGCGCATACCCTTTTCAGCAGTAAGGTTTTTTCTTTCTAAAACTTTCTCTACTTCTTTAATACTAGAAGCGTCTCCTTCAGCTAATTTTTGCACAGAACTTGCTAGATTTTTTGGAACTTGTAGTTTATTTAAGTCGCTTTGAGCTTTTTTAACTCCTGCCTCTAAGTCCGGGATCTTGAAGCGTTTCTCTAGTACAGTTTGAAACTCGTCGCCAAAAGATTCTTTAAAAGCTTCAGCAGTTTTTAAAGCTTCTTCAGCTGTGTTTTTTAACCCTGCACGCATTTGCCCAATAGCAGGTAGTGCTTGTTTTAATAGCACAACACCGAGTCCAGCAATTACTGCAGCCAGAGCGCCTGGCGACTCTGCTAGTAAAGATACAATAGGAGCTAATACTTTATTAATAAGCTCCCCACCGCTTTGTAGTACATTCTTTAATGTAGCTAATAGCTTATCGTAAGGATTAGCAGCTGCTTCTGCTAAGGCTCCGAATTTCTTTTCACCTTCTTCCAGTACAGCATTAGCAAAAGCCTGACGACGTTCAAAGTCTGTTAGCGCACTAACACTTTTGCCGATTTCTAGGGCGTAGCGATCAGTCGCCGGCCCAATCTTGGTAAATAATCCAAGTTCGTCTAGCAATTCTGGTTCTAGTTTAACAATACCACGGCTTAGACGACTTAAGGCGTCAGGCATAGCTACGCCTAATGCAAGACTTGCATTTTTTGCTACTTGCGCTAATCGTTCAATGTTTTTTCCGCTCATGCCAGCACTACTAGCTTGTGCAGTTGCTGTCATTGCTTCACGCATACTAATAGCACCATCAGTTACTTCTACTAGTCGCTTGCTTAAAGTACCTAAACTCTGGCCACTCTGTGCACCAAGCATATTTAAACCTTTTACAAGGTTAGTGGTGTCCATTGCATTGCTTAGTGCAGTGTAGGCGGCACTTGCAGCAAAGACGTTAGCAGCTAGTGTAGCGTATAGTCGAACTAATCCACCGAGACCTTGTGCTTGGTTTGCAAAGTCACGAGCACCAGCTCCGGTGGCACCCATAGCACCGCGACCGCGACCATACTCCTCGCCAGACAGCATGGCCTGTGAGCCACTAGGCTCAGAAGCCTTGCGCGACCCACTGGTACCTCCAGGCGCAAGCGTGCTTTTAACCGCAGGCGTGTTAATGCCTGCGGCAGCCTTTTGAGCACGATTAGCTGAGGCTGTTATTTCGTCAAAGTTTTTTACAGTTTTCTTGGCTGTGCCATTGTCACTGACATTTACGCCAATATTTACTTGATTTTGTGTGGCCATTTGTTCTCCTAATAGCTAAACACTGATTCCAGTTAAAAATCAAAACTGGGATTTATAGTTTACACGATTATAACATACCAGCATTGGTTTGTCAAACCAAATTTTTTTAGCTACAAAAAAGCCCGTAGCATATTAATGCTACGGGCTTTTTGCTTTGATTTTTTCGGCAATTAACTTTTGACGCACACCATCCATGTGCTGTAAAAAGTCCATGCAAAGTAATACTTCTTCGGGTTCGGTTATTTGGTAAAGGTTGAATAGGTTAAACACTATAGAATAGTCTTTGCCCATATACCCACCACCCATTGAATCCCAGTTGTCGGGTAAGATTCCATATAGCACAAAACATTGCTGTACTAATTCTGGAAAGTCGCCTACTTCAACTGGAATTTCTTCTTCAATGGGTTCTTGCTTTAACATTTCACACATTTCAAAATAAGCATCCTTGCTCATGTGCACGTCAGCATTTTGAAAGTAACGTCTTAGCTGTTCACGAACAAAGATTACTTGCTCGCTGAAAAGTTTCCCAGGTCAGTGACCTGTTCGCTGATAAAGCTGTCAAAGTTTGAGGAATTCTTCATTAAGTAAAGTGCATTTTCTTCACTGTACTCTAGTTCAGCATCTGAATCTTGTCCTGTTAAATCCACAGGCGCTAGTTGCTCAAGATACTTTAGTTTTAATCCGGTCCAGCCTTTGACTGCATTTTTAACATAAAGTTCTAAGAACAGCTCATCATTTAGTTCTTCAACTGGCTGACGGTTTTTAAAGCTGGTTTTAGTAGACTTTTTGCGAATACTTTGGAGCGTTTCGCGTGATAAAAAGGCAACTTGAATTTTAAATTCAGGCATCCCTGGGTATTCTACCTCTAAGGATTTACTTGGAACTAACAGATTTTTAAGGGTAATTGACATATTAATAATTTTTATGTTTCAATGTGGAAAAAAGCGGTACCGGGGATCAGCCGGTACCTTGAAAACTAAGTGCCGATTAAGCGGCGTTAGTAGTGTAGTAACGAACTTCTAGTTCGTTAGCTGCTCCAATGTCAAAGGCGCCTGTAGCACTACCTTGAGCAGTAAAGTTGATTGTAGTTGAAATAACTTGCTCAGTTGCAACTGTTGGGATTGTTAGCACAGCAGCAGGCATTTCAAACTCAACACGCGTAGCATTTGAAGCGCCGCCAACTTCAAACTGTACAGAGAAAGCAGGGTCAACGTCAGTGGTAGAACCAGCTAGCAAGTCACTTAATAGACCGGCTGTGTTTGTGCTGCCTGCGCGTAGGTAGGCATTTAAGCTACCACTGATAGCGCGCGTACCTGTAAAGTAAGTAAACGGACGGTTAACAACGCCAAGGTTAGCAGGAGTTAAGTATGTTAAGTTGTTGGCAATTGTTAAGCTACCACCTGTGATAGCAACTGTGTAAGCAGTACCTGTTCCGTCAATTTCTTTCTTCAGCGTTAGAGTGCTTAGTTTATTGGCAATAAATGGAGCTGTAGTATTCTTGCCTTTGGCAGTACCACTTAGACCACCGCCAAAAGTAACCGTTGCACCGCTTGTAGCTGTTAAACCACTAACCTGACGCAGGATAGCACCTTTACCAGCCCAAGCTACCATTGCAATTGCGTCTAAGCCGAAATCAACTGTAGCACTATCAAGTGCGCAATTGTCAATAATGTAGCTTACACCGTCAATAACAATAATCAAGCCAAATTTTTGTAGCTGGTGACTGTTAGAATTACCTGCTACTAGCGTAGCGACTGAAGTTCCTTCAGACCAAGCTGGTGCAGTACCGCCGATTGCATCGGTAGCAAACATAGCGTTCCATAGCACAGACTCTTCGCAAGTGATATTTACGCCGCCATCAGCAGGACGCATATAAGTGCTCATTGAAAAGTCCACAGGCTCTAGTGCAGTGTTAAAACTACGCTGGCCACGAACTGGAGCTGCACCACCTTCGGTTAGGGTTACTGTTTCTGCAGTAGTGTTTTGACTAAACGAGAAACCGTCTAGCACTTGAATTTCACGTGTGTTAGTTGGCAAGAATCCACTACCAGCTACTACACCTGTTTCTGCGTTTACGTTAGTCGTGAAGAAAACACGACTATTACGAATTAAATTAAATGACATATTTCATTTCCTTTTTAGTTTGGCATCGCCGCACTTTAACTAGACATTTATCTGTTATTGGTGCTTTGTTGCAAGATCTTACATAATCTGGTATCGGACCTGTAAGTTAATTTCTCCGACCGCATAAGGGGCCAAGAGCCCTTCATCAGTTGTAATAGACTGAATTAAGATTTCAGTAGTTTCGTAGCCACGTTCGTCATAAGCTAACACACGGTTGCTGTCAACGCATCGCTCAACGTCTTCTAAGAGAGTTTCTAACTCTTGCTGCGCTTCTTCGCCGCGACAGTAGAGTTTGATGGAAACGCCTAAGTGTCCCCAAGCAAAGTCGCCTGGTAAGTATTCACGCTGTTCTGAACCAGGTGTAAGGTAAACGCTGGGAAAGTCCTCGACTTCGTCCCAGAACTTTAGCTTGGCATAAGCGTTGTTAAATAAATTGGTTTGATATGGTGCATTTCCATCAATGGCCTTGAGCTTTTCTGTTAGTGCACGAATTATTGAAGTTCTACGGCTCATATGTTAACAGCCCTTAGTTGGTTAGCAACTTGAGTTGCTGCAATTTCACGAATTGACTTTGATATTAGCAATTTAGGGTCACGTGAGCGA